GTTTCCCAGTCACGATCCTGCATATTCTCTTCTTTGATCTCTGACAGGAAGATATTGACCCGCAAACTGATTGGCCATAGCATTCATATAAGATGTTGTATCAACCTCTTGTGCCGCTTGTTGCATACTGGTTGCAGCATTAGCTTCCATTTCAGGAGTTGGTGCTTCTTGCTGTTCCGATATAGAAAATTTACCCCCTTGATGAGGTCTAATAGAATTTATTGGTTGAATAGGATCAACTGTTAAGTCGATTTTGAAATCGCTAAGGGTATCATATCCTAAAGAACTCATGAACCCTCCTTATCCTGCGTATCCGCCTAATGCACTTATTCCTTGTAAAAGAGGATTACCCATTCCTGGCGCTGAAGCTTGCATGAAAGATGGTGCGGCACCACCAAGTAAGCCAGCTTGAAATGATAATTGTTGATAGGGCTGTTGAAATTGAGACATTGCATTTTGATAAGCTGTTTGTGCTGCTTGTTGATCGGCAGCCGTTTGTGTGACACCTAGTTGACTTAGTTGTGTCGCTAAATTTGCTTGTGTTGTTGGAGCTTGTACACCAAAGCCTCCGTATAATTGACCAATACCTGTGCCCAGTTCACCACCTGCAAGTTGTAAACCTGCAGCAGCTTGTTGTGCTTGTCGTTGATTTTCAAATGCTGATTGTGCTTGTTGCTGTGCAGTTTGAAAACCTGATGATAATAGGCCAGCTATACCTGTGCCTAACTGTTGTTGAAAACCTCTTTGTGCTTCTGCTTCTAAAACACCTTCACGACCACCACCGAAAGCACCTGCGCCTAAAGCTTGTGCTGCTCTTCCTTGACGTGAGATATCAAAATTTCTTTGCATTTCTTGACTATACTTATCAATCACTTCTTGCTGATAAGGATTCATAAACTGTTGATAGGACTGTGGATCGTAGGCCCCGGTTGTTTGCGCTGAGGTTGTCATCGCATTGCTAATAGCTGCATTTGCACCTTGTAGTGCTCCTACACCCATTCCGAAATAATCAGGTCCTGTTGTAGCTGCGTTAGCGGCTAAATTTGTTGCTTGACCAATAGCGGCTGAAGGGGAAACAACTGTTTGTGTTGGAATTGCTGCAGCGTTAGACGTTAAAGCCTGACCTGCAGTTAGCACGTTACCATATTGTTGTGCAATTAAATCTTGTAATTCTTGTGGCGTCATTAAACTCTACCTATCCCCATGTTTTGTGCTTTGTCTTCTAAAGAATACATCATGTCATACATTTTTTTAGTACCTTGTTCTCTATTACCATTACCCGCAGCCATTACTGCTTGTTTCGTCATTACAAATTCGCCATCGGAGAGCATTGCAGGGATATCGTCAGATTGACCATCACCTGGACCATTAATCATACCGTCTTTTTCAGGAAAGTCCATCACTCCACCTTGGTTCATAGTGGCTGCATAAACGGAATTAATATCTTCATAAAAGTCTTTGTCGGCTGATCCAGATTTTAAATAAGGATTTTTTGTTGGATCGTAAAACATTTCTCTTTCTTCATCAGACATTGCTGCTGCTGCAACAGTTGCACCAACAGATCCTAGCTTTAGTAAAGTGCCATATTTTTCAAAAAAGTCTGTGACTGGAACTATTTGCTGTGAACCATCAGCATTTGTAATAACTTTTGTTTTATTTATTAAGCCCTCTAAAAATCCCGGCTTCTTTACATTTCCTGTAACTGTTTGCATATTAAAACCTTGACCTTCAGTGCCAGGTATTATTCTACCTGTGCTGCTATCCACAATACCTCCAGCTACGTCTTTAACAATTGGATCTGTCATACCACCAGGAGTCATACCAAAACCACTTTTTACTCCACCCATAAATCCTTCAGGTGTACCCATAGCACCAATACCTCTGGCCAGTGATCCGTAGGCCACGTTTCGTAAAACATTCTCAGGTTTGTCACCTGCAAGTAACCCTGCACCTGCTTGTGTTAACATAGGGTTCGCTGCTGCAAAACTTCCTATACCACGTGCTATATTTGCCATGGTTCCTGCACCTTGAACTCCTGCTAGACCAGGTAATAGTAGTCCAATACCAATTTGTCCAACAGGACTTTTTATTAAATCTTTAGCAGCTTTGAATATCTTCTTAAACATTTTTACTCCGGTAGTGTATGTGCTCCAGCAAATACATTCGGAGCTGTTACGTGAACATCTCTTCTTATATCTGCTTCTGTTGTTTCTGTATCTGGATTGTCAATATCTGCCTGACAGTCCTCATGTGAATTATATTCTTGACCTGTTTTAGTATTAGTGACAGTTGTTTCTACTTTTGCACTATATACAGGAACTTTTTTACCATCGATCGAGTCATAACGCAGGATCTTTGGTTCATCTACAATCTTTGCCATACTCTATTTTTATAGGTAGAAAGCTAGGAAATCAATAGGTTTATTGTTGTTGCTAAATTATTGAGTCCAAATCATATGTATACCAAATAGCTAATACGAACCTTTTTCCTTTTGTAACAGGATTAACCCCATGTAGGTATTTTTTTCCATCAAAAAAACAGTTTTTCCTATTTTAGGCTTTATTATGACACCATTATCAAATGCTGTTTCTCCACCTAAATATCCTTCATTCAAATATGTAATTGATGTCAAATTAGTTGACTCTCTAGCTTCATCAAAATGCATATTTTGTTTGGAATTTTCTTTCCAAATAGTAATTTCAATTCTTTCTGGAAAGGCAGTTACACCTCTTTTACCTAAAAAATTAGTTGTATAAGAAACTATTTTTTTTGTAAAAGGTAAATCATATTCTTGAAGTAAAAGAATATTAATGTCTCGAAAAGGAACTGCTTCTTCTTCTTTTGTTATTGATAGTTTTGTAAGATATTGACAAACTTCTTTATTTAAAAAATCCTCTTCAATTAAAATCATTTATTGCTGTTGCTTGACTTCTAATACAGATATATCAGAGGTGAGATCTGTTGAAGACGCTTGAATTTTTAAAGAGTCTCCACCCTCATACACAAAAGGACCATTAAGTTGTTGAGTAGATCCATGAGCTACATCAATGTTATTAATTTCTACGTCAGTAGAACCATTATTATGTGTTATTTTTGCATTAACAGTACCGGATCCTGAATCATTATGAAGAACTATCGTTTGAACTATAAAGGTTGAAACAGGTGTTGGAGGAGTTGCTGCCACATTTGCAACAGGGACTGTAAAAATTGTTATAGCTGCGGTGTTAGCTGCTTTTTGTGTAAACCTTTTAAATACATCAGCCATCTATCTAAAAAACCACGCTCTTCTTGTAGACTCCTCTTGAGTGTCTTGTGTATATTGAGTGTTCAATTGTTGTATCATTTCCTCCAATTGTCGAATTAGTTCAGCAGACTGTTGAGCATCGTACTCAGGTCTAGGATCAGGAAATCTTTGTAATATTAGTTTTGCCATGTTTTTATATTAAACTATATTCTAATCAGGAAAAGTTATAATTGTGTTAAAAGCAATTATTGTTTTTCTATCCCCCTGTTGTATCGTAGGTGATTTATGAGGCAAGAAAGCAGGAAAACTTAATATGTCCCCCTCTTTACAACTAACTTGAAAATCTTTAAATTGAGTTGAGGTTCCTTCTGAACATTCTAAAAAATATACGTTAGAAAAATGACATCCTGCATGTGTGTGCCAACCGTGTGTGCCATTCTCAATATATTGTTGAAACCAAAAATTAGAAATTTCAACATTAGGAGCACCTAACTGTGATGTCATATTTTCTAAATGTTTTTCTACAGCTTTGAAAAAAATAAATCTATATTCTCTATGCATATTCACAGGTAAATTCCAATCAGTGTGATAAAGTTTGCATTGTTTTTCATGTATTGGATTATTAGGAATTAAATTAATTTGGTCTAAAAGATTTTTTTTTATTTCAATGTGATTTTCAATCTTGCTCTTGAAAATAAAATTATCCATTATCTTCTACCATCGGGTTGTATATCAAAACGTTGTGTGCCTAGTCTCCAAGCGGTGCCTGTTGTATTAGAGACAACGTTAACTGTGAATTCTCTTCCTCTTCCTCGTAGGCTTACAAACTCTGTAGTATCGGTAAAGGTTGCTGTCTTAATGACACTTGTCGTATTGTTTGGATAATATTTGAATTCTAAATTCATATTTAAAGTACCTTCTTGATTTTGAATATCAGGTATTAGTTTTTGTACAAAAAGAATATCATTACCATCACCTATTTCTACAGATCCTGATTTCACGAAAGCTGTCATGGCTTGACCGTCTGCATTATTTCCTGTCTCATGTAAAAACATTTGAGTGGCACCATCAGTTAGACCAGAGATAACTTCATTGTTGGCCGTGGTCGTTGGTAAGTAGTCCGAGGCTACAGGGTTATCATAAACTTCTCTATCAATCCAAGTTGTTCTATCTAGTGTTCCTGTCCACCAAGTTTGCTCTAGATAGTTATAAGCCACTACTGCATTAATTGTGTCAGATCCTGTTCTAGGATAAAACCATAATACTTCATTGTACTCACCGTTGTGACCTACGAAAGCATTTTCAGATCCTGTTATATTAATATTGTCAAAAACAAACTGTTCTACAGTACAAGGTAGTTTTTTAACTGTACCATCAAAAAGATAAAAAGAATCTTGCGACATCCAATAGGCAACACCATTCAAATCAAGTCCTGCGTGACTACCAATGATTCCACAGTTTTGACCTAACTGTCGTAAACCAAAAGTAAAAGGAGGACCAATAAATTGCATTGAGTGTAATGATGTATCTGTCCATACAAGTATTTGACCTCTTGATCGCTCTGCTGCCACGATTCGTGATCCGTCAGCAATTCTTAATGAGCCAGCAGTATTTTCTGCTGTAGGTTGATACGTGGTAATATCTTCTTGATCTGAAAATCTTATAAGTAAATCATCTTGTGAACTTACAGTTCCAATTGTGTTTTCTGTGCCCATAAAAAGTAAATGTCTATCGGGAGTAGAAACTAAACTTATTCTGGATGCGGTTGGTGCACCTGATATAGCAGCAGCTCTTGTGCTTACACCTGTTGATGTGTCCCATCTAAAAGCACCACCATTTAAAACTGTTGCAATTAAATCTTCCCCAAAATTATCTAGCGACCATTGTCTCGCTTCCAAAGTAACATTAGAAGCAGTAGAAGGAGTGCCCCATGTACCAGAACCCCATGAGTCAGTGCCCCAACCAAAAGCTGAAGTAGATATCTCAGGACCAATAGTAATTTGATATTTAGCATTGCCTGATCCACCACCACTTGCTGTTGATCCTGAGGCAGCAGCGGTTGTTGTCACTACATAGGCATTACTATTAGCAACTGATGTAACTTCAAACTCTTTGTTCATGTCTAAACCATCGATAGCTGAAAAAGAATCAAAGGTTACAAAATCTCCTTTTTGTGCACCATGTCCAGTATCAGTTACTACCACTGAAGTTGTTGCATTTGTAGTAAAGGGATTAGTTAAAGCTTGTGTTTCTCTAATAGGGGTAATGTCATAAGCTAAGCCTTCTTCTATGACATAAAGCTTTCTATCAGTGCCAACAGCGTTGTATCGTGTGCCATCTAAAGCTACCCAAGCATGTTGATCACGAGCCACACCCACCAAAGTCGTGGAGATAAACTTCTCCCATCCTTTAATTTTCTGTGGCAATCCTTGAAAAAAACGTACATTATCACCATCTGTCCACTTGCCTTCGCCTGTGTAGCCGGATCGTGACTGGGAAAC